AACAGACAAGAAGACCAAGAGAATTGGTTGCTCGATGCTGAAAACCTTGGTAGAGGAAGGTAAACTTGAGATTTGTGATCAAACAGCAATATCAGAAATCTCTACTTTCATAGAGAACAAAGGAAGTTATGCTGCTGACGATGGATACCACGATGACGTTGTCATGACTCTTGTGATCTTTGGGTGGCTAACATCACAACCCTACTTCAAGGAACTCACTGATGTAGACATCCGAACAAACATATATAATCTAAGAATGGAAGCAATTGAACAAGAAACCGTCCCCATTGGTTTCTATAACGATGGTAATGCTGATGTCGTCAATGGTGAACAGTGGGTAACTTACAATCCATAGTTTAGCTATCATTCTCCGGGGTACACAGTGATTTTATTACTTGTCAACAAGAAGTCAAGTTAGAATCTTATTGTTCACTAAATATGATTGAGAAGATTGACTCTTAGGGCTTTGTTGTTATAAACTCATAAAGGAAATAAAAATGGCAGGTTTCTTGCTTTCACCTGGCGTTCAGGTAACCGAAAAGGATTTTACTAGCATTGTTCCAGCAGTATCTACATCTGTTGGTGCTTATGCTGGTGCATTCAAGTGGGGTCCTGTAATGGATCCAGTACGCATTAGTTCAGAGAATGAACTTGTTCAAACTTTTGGCAAGCCAGATGACGGCACTGCTGTATCATTTTTCTCTGCTGCAAACTTCTTGGCTTATGCCAACAACTTGCTAGTTACTAGAGTTGACACAGCAAATCAAAGAAACGCAGTTGAAACAAAGACTGGTATTGTTTCATCAATTTCCGTTTCTAACGGCGGCACTGGTTATACAACTGCTCCAACAGTTACTATTTCTGCTCCACAGACTTCTGGTGGTAGACAAGCAACTGCAACAGCAACGGTTGCTGGTGGTGTAGTTACAGAAATCACAATAACCGACGAAGGTTCTGGTTACACTTCAGCTACAGTATCATTTGGCGGTCCAGGTACTGGTGCTGCTGCTTCTGCTACTGTAACAGCAAACAAGGGTATCAAGATCAACAATTCCACTGTATATCAGACAACTTATGAAGGTGGTGCTGGTATCGTTGGTCAATTTGCTGCTAAGTATCCTGGCGTTATTGGTAACGCACTAAGAGTTTCAATGGCTGATACAGCAACTTGGGCTAACTGGGACTTTAAGGATGAGTTCGATACTGCTCCTGGCACTGGCGAACTACACCTTATCGTAGTTGCAGCAACAGATGCAATCACTGGTACATCTGGTGAAGTTCTAGAAAAATTTGCATACCTAAGCAAGGCATCCGATGCCAAGCGTTCTGATGGCACAACATCTTACTACAAGGCTGTAGTAAACACCGGCTCTAAGTGGGTATGGTGGATGGATCATCCAACTGCATCTAACTGGGGCTTGACAGAGAAGGATGGCACTGGTGCAGCAAGAACATTTACATCACTAGCAGCAGTTTACGACGTAACACTATCTGGTGGTGAAGACGATGCTTCAGCAACAGACGGTCAGAAGATGAATGCTTATGCTCTATACCAGAATGACGAAGTATATGATGTAAGCCTAATTGTTGCTGGTAAGGCAAGCGCAACTGTTGCAACATATCTAATTTCCAACCTAGCTGATGTACGCAAGGATTGCGTAGTGTTTGTATCCCCAGAAGATACAAGCACTGGCGAGCCAATCGTTGGCACCGGTTCAGCTCTAGCAGACAAGATTGTTACTTACAGAAACGCACTACCAAGCACATCATACGCTGTTCTAGACTCTGGCTTCAAGTACCAATATGACCGCTACAACGACGTATACCGTTGGGTTCCACTAAACGCAGACGTAGCTGGCTTGTGCGCTCGTGCTGACTTTACTGATGATCCTTGGTTCTCTCCAGCAGGTTACAACCGCGGTCAGGTAAAGAACGTAATCAAACTAGCGTTCAATCCAAACCGCACAGAGCGTGACACACTATACAAGGCTGGTGTCAACAGCGTAGTTAGCTTCCCAGGTCAGGGTACCGTTCTATACGGCGACAAGACTCTACTAGCTAAGCCAAGCGCATTTGACAGAATCAACGTTCGCAGATTGTTTATTGTTCTAGAGAAGGCAATTGCAACTGCTGCTAAGTATCAGCTATTCGAGTTCAACGATCAGTTCACAAGAGCCCAATTCCGTAGCATGGTAGAGCCATTCCTACGTGATGTACAAGGTCGTCGTGGCATTACTGATTTCCGCGTAAAGTGCGATGAGACAAACAACACCGGTGAGGTAATTGACTCTAATCGCTTTGTTGCTGACATCTTTGTTAAGCCAGCACGCAGCATCAATTTTATCTCTTTGACATTCGTTGCTGCACGTAGCAGTGTCAACTTCGAAGAGATTGGTGGCTAATTGAGTGGGAAAGGCAACTTTCCCACATAAATAGTTAAAAATAAGGAACAAAAATGGCAACAATTTCAGATTTTCGTGCTCAACTTAGACAAGGTGGTGCTCGTTCTAATCAGTTCACTGTATTACTAGCCTTCCCACAACTTGTGCCAGGAGGACAAGCAGCAAGAGCAGCTAGTTTCTTGTGCAATGCAACTAGCCTACCAGCAGTAACAGTTGGCAACATTCAGCTTGCATATCGTGGTCGTCCAGTAAACATGGCTGGCGAGCGTGAGTTTGCACCATGGTCAATTACAGTTATCAACGATGGCGATTTCATGATCCGTAATGCTTTCGAGCGTTGGTCAAATGCAATTGCTAATTTTTCTTCTACAGACGGTCTACAGAACCCAGCTGACTACCAAGCAGATTTAAGAGTTATTCAACTAGATCGCAATGGTAATAATCTAAAGACATACATTTTCAAGGATGCTTATCCAACAGAATTGGGTGCAATGGCTCTTTCTTACGACAATCCAAACATTCAAACATTTGAAGTGGTATTCAACTACAATTACTACCTACCAGAGTAATTACTAACAATTTCTTCATAGTATAAATAGTCGTAGAGGGTTTCCCGATACGACTATTTTTTTCACTATAAAATTATGGAACTTGTATACTACGTTTACGCGTATGTGAGAAAAACAAATAACCTCCCTTATTACATTGGAAAGGGAAAAGGAACCCGCGCATTTGCAAAACACAGCGGCGTGGCGGTTCCAAAAGATAACTCTAAAATTGTTTTTTTAGAACGCAACTTATCTGAACTTGGTGCATATGCAATTGAGAGGCGCTACATTCAATGGTACGGACGAAAAGATATTGGTACTGGAATTCTGTTGAATAGAACTGATGGTGGTGATGGTGGATCCGGTGCATTACAAAGTATTGAAACTAGAACCAAAAGGTCTTTATCTATGAAAGGTAAAAATCGAATCGACCGCCGAACACCAGAAGGTAAAGAAGCTCAAAGAGCAAAAGTTATCGGGTCAAAGGCAAGCAAGGAAGTGCGCGATAAAATTTCTGCTAGCTTAAAGGGTAGAGTAAAAACACCAGAACATATAGCAAAAATTGCCGAAAAAAACAAATTGCGCGAACTCCCACTACATACTTGTAATATTTGTGGGAAGACAGGAAAGGGTATGGTAATGTTTAGACATCATTTTGAAAAATGTAAGGACTACTATGGAACTTAACCTTTTTGGGTTTCAAATCCTTAGAAACAAGAAACCAGAACAGATTCAATCGGTTGTAACACCCGTATCTGAAGATGGTTCAGTTGTTCTTTCTAGCTCTGCGGCTGCGTATTATTCAACCGTAGTCGATATGGATACCTCAATCAAGAATGAGAACGATCTAATTCGCAGATACAGAGAGATCTCACTACACCCAGAGTGCGATGCTGCTATCGAGGAGATTGCAAACGAAGCAGTATCACAAGACTTTGAAGGCAATGTAGTAAAGTTGAATCTTGAAGAGCTCAAGGTTGGCGAGGGAATCAAGAAGAAGATTCAAGCAGAGTTCGAAGAGATCAAGTTCCTAATTGACTTTGACAACAAAGCACATGATCTATTTCGTTCGTGGTACATTGATGGTCGTCAGTATCATATCATCAGCCTAAACCCAGAAAAAGCAAAAGATGGTATTCTCAAGGTTGAGATGGTTGATAGCAGAAAGATTAGAAAAGTAAAGAAAGTAGAGAAACAAAAAGACAAGAAGACTGGTGTTGATGTAATCAAGAGTGTAGAAGAGTATTTCATCTACAACGAAAAGGGCATCGATGCTGGCTCAACACAGGGCATCAAGCTAAGTGTTGACTCTGTTATCTACATTCCATCAGGATTGTTTGACCAAAACAGCAATCTGATGTTCAGCTACTTGCACAAGGCAATCAAACCCGTAAACCAACTAAAGATGTTGGAAGATGCGGTTGTTATCTATAGAATTGCTCGTGCTCCCGAGCGTCGTATTTTCTACATTGACGTGGGTAACCTACCAAAGGTCAAGGCAGAGCAGTACGTTACTGACATCATGAACAAGTATAAGAACAAGATTGTTTATGATGCCAGCACAGGCGAAGTTAGAGACGATAGAAAATACATGTCAATGCTTGAAGATTTCTGGATGCCCCGCCGTGAGGGTGGAAAGGGCACAGAGATCACAACATTGCCAGGCGGACAGACACTGGGACAAATGGAAGATGTAAACTACTTCCAGCAAAAGCTATACCAATCTCTAAATGTTCCCATAACACGTCTTCTACCCCAGCAGAATTTTTCACTAGGTAGGTCTAGTGAAATTACCAGAGACGAACTAAAGTTCAACAAGTTTGTAAAACGTCTCCGCCATCGTTTTGGTCAGTTGCTTGTCGATCTACTCAAAGTCCAGCTTATTGCAAAGAACATTGTATCAGCTGATGACTGGAAAGAACTAGAAAAGACAATTAACATTGACTTTGTAAACGATAACAACTTTGTTGAACTAAGAGATGCCGAACTATGGCAGGGTCGTTTCCAGATGCTGAGTACAGTTGATCCTTTTGTTGGCAAGTATTTTAGCCCTGACTGGGTAAAGAGAGAAATCCTTAAGCTAACAGAAGACCAAATCAAGGAAATGGACAAGGAAATGGAGTCCATGGATGATAAGTATCTTCCTGCTGAGCAACAGCAACAAATGATGCAACAGGAACAACCACAAGAGCCTACTCCAGAGAATCCCGCTCCTCCTCCCATAAACAATGAAGATGCTCTAAACAGAGATAAAGAGTTTGCAGAGCTGCAATTGCTTGAAACAGTAACAGAATTTCTGAAAAAGTAAAGAATGAATCCCCTAAATTATGGTGTTCTTTTAGCATTCGTAGAAAAGATAAAGGGCGATCTAGCTAATCAGATCGCGTCTTTGTTTGCGTCTATTCCCGCACCAAAGGATGGTAGAGATGGCGCACAAGGTCCCCAGGGTGTTCCGGGTATACAAGGACCCCAGGGACCAAAGGGAGATACTGGTGATGTTGGTCCCAAAGGTGACAAGGGAGACAAAGGCGATACGGGTCCCCAGGGAATCCAGGGCGTAAAAGGTGACACTGGTTTACAAGGATTCAAAGGCGACAAGGGTGATACAGGAGACAAAGGCGAACCTGGAATTCAAGGTCCCCAAGGTATTCAAGGACCTATAGGTCCTCAGGGACCAAAAGGTGATAAAGGAGATACAGGTGAACGAGGTCCAAAAGGAGACAAAGGCGATAAGGGGGCTGATGGTACGCCCGGCGCACAGGGTCCTATGGGCAATATGGGTCCCCAGGGAGAACAAGGACTCCAGGGTATTCAGGGTCCCAAGGGTGAAAAGGGAGACAAGGGTGATACAGGTCCTCAGGGTCCAAGAGGAGATGTAGGAGCACAAGGTCCCCAGGGTGAGCCAGGTAAAGATGGTAAGGATGGTTTAGATGCACCCGAGCCAAACATAGAGCCCTACATTCAGAAAATTTCTGATCAGTATGGTAAACTTCAAAGTGCTCTTGTTGCAAAGATAAACATGACACTAATGAACGCATCAGCAGGAGGTGGTTCTTCTGGTGGTGGTTCAACAAAGATTCTAGATAATGACGATGTAGAATTCAAGCGATTGTCAGAGGTTACCGAAAATGCGGTTCTTATCTTTGATGCCGCCAAGAAAAAGTTCGTTGTCAGGGACCTTCTGGAATTCATTCAGACTATACAAACAGGTGTTGAAGTGCAGTATAACAAGCTAATTGATGTGGATGGAAACTACACATACATAGGAGAAGCGGTTCCTGGTAGCGCACCCGGTGCCTCTGTATGGCGTATCAAGAGAGTTGAACAAGTGGGCGCCGACATAAATATTCTATGGGCGGGTGGATCAGCAGACTTCAACAAGATTTGGAACAACCGCCTAACTTACACGTATTCATAATAGGTTTGATATGGACGAACTAAACAAAGCACTAAGAGTAGCATTCGCGGATACATTCTTCATGTACTTCAAGGCACAGGCATGCCATTGGAATGTAGAAGGAATGTTGTTTAGCCAGTACCATTGTTTCTTTGGAAAACTCTACGAGGAAGTCTACAGTGCTGTAGATCCAATGGCTGAACAGATTAGAGCTATGGGATTTTACGCACCCTCTAATCTTCCCGAGTTGTATTCTGATAAGTCTGTTCAAGAACAGAACAACTATGCTGATGGTGCTTCTTCTACAGCAAAGATTCAAGACATGCTTTCAAATCTTGCCATTGTAAACTCGGGTGTTATTGCATCACTTAACGAAGTCTTCCGTCTTGCATCGGATCTAAACCAACAAGGACTTGCTGACTTTATTGCAGGTAGAATTGATGCTCACAAGAAGCACGCTTGGATGATCAACTCATCAATGAAGGCATAACATGGCATACTACGCTTATGATGCAATAACCAGAGAGCTTCTTGGCATATCAGACAACGAGCTGCCCACGCCCGAGAATGGCTCTACTACCGAGATGCCCGGTGTAACTGCTCTGGAGATTAGAGCTAATT